ATCTTATATCCAACAGGAATGCCCATTACATTTGAATAAGTGCCTTCAATTAGAGTTAAAGGTATCCCCCATTCTAATTCTATCTTTTTTAGGAAATCAATGGTTTCTGGTCGCTCCATGCCTGTGTTTGCAAACACATAGGCTTTATTATAGTCTTTGTATTTTTCATTAGTATGAATGTGGTAAGCCATCATAGCTGATGACCTCCCTCCAGATACAGCGACAAGAATGTTTTTCATATGTTTTAATTGCGACAATGCAGGCCTGATTCAGCAGGGTTTTGTTAGACCTTAAAAGCATCCCTTTTCTGCTTGCTCAATCTCCCGATTAAGATACCACTGAGCCTTTTTTAAGTCCTCCAACTTGCTTCCTTTCTTGCCAGCCCTGCTGATGTACTTGATAACATTGCCAAGACAAAAGCCTAGCTTCCATGCTTCAATGACTTTGATAGCTTCATAGGTACTGTCTTGCCCTCCATAGTGAGGAGGGTGATTGACTGCCTGCAATGGATCAGCATCTGGTAGGCTCTCCAGGTAACTGCTAATAATGTCTCCCATTATGAATAGTAGTAAAGTGGTTTAGGTTTGTTGAACTCTGTCATGCTTATGCCCTGTAGTTCATCAAGGTCAGAGTATAGCTTGCCGTTAAAGTACCAGCCTACTTGCCTTGGCTTACTTCGCATGTTGATAAGCTCAGCCTTAATCAGAATATCATTGACATCAATGTCTTCCTTGCAGTCAATGATGAAGTCAATAAGTTCTTCGATTTGTGATTGATGATTCATAGTGCATTAATCTACGGCAAATTAAATCTTTTGCCTTACTTCTGTGCTGAATATATCACGCAATATTGCGGAAATAGGATAGTTATAAGCAATATTAAAAATTGCCTACGCACGAGTAAGTATATTAAGTGGTTCTTTGCCTTCTGCTATTAGTTTTTTATCTACAAATATTGCAGCTTCTCTTTCCGTAGCAAATGTTATGGTGCATTTGTATGTTGCTATCCACAATTCAACACCTCTTTCACATATTTTTTTTGCCACATATTTGTATTTACTACTTTTTTTTTGGTATTTATGATTTCGTCCTGTTGCCATCGCTCAAATTTTTAATACAGCTTATAACAAGCGGTATAGTTAATAAGCCCTGTAAAGTTTTGTTGTAATTGGATAGCGATGTGGTAGGGCTTACATAACCATACCGCCACCGTTAGCGGTCATGCTATGGCTACTATTTCCAAATTTCATAACCTCTTAAATATTCGTGGACTTGCTTTTCGGACTTTTCTTTTGACTGTTTACCAAGTTCATCACGGCTGATAATATCAGTAATGTAAACTGGGTAATCACTATCATAAATATCACACTCATTTTCGGCTGAAAAATCGGGAGTATAATTGATGCGAACGGCACGACCTTCCCAAAGAATATCAAATGCTTGTTCTGCTGTTAATGGATCTCTGTCATCATGGACAACCATTGTCGGACTTTCATATATTTTATTCATTTTACTTTGATTTGAGAAGCACGAACCGCTAACATGGTATCAGCAATATGGCGGTTGATGTGATTCGATTAAACATTTTTACTTTATTGTACTGTGGTGCTTCGTATCGGCTTGGGTGAGTAGAATCCGCCACATCGCTAATACCTTCACCGTTAGCTTCCATATACCTCATCATAGTAAGCCTCTGCCCTATCAGCTGCTCTGAATGCCATGTTCATAGCTATGAATGCATCCTCATGTGCCTGCTCAATCTGGTCTCTCTCCATGTCCTTGGCCTTGTCCAGAATAGAATGCCAGGTCATCTTATCCTTAGGCTCTTCCCATAGCTTTTCAAATAGCCAATCAACTGCGGTCTGATTCTTCTTCATCTTCTTCTTCAATTAGTTTCTCAATAATGTGCTTAACATACATCAATGCGCTATGCCCTCCGGCATAGTAGAAGGAGTTTACAGGCAACAGCTTCTCCTTGTCCATCATGATCTCCTTACTGCCTATCTCCTTATTGACAATGACCAATAATTGCTCTAGCGGTGTCATATTACTAGCCTGTTTAAGTTTAGGTCATAGGCTTCCATTGTTTCCTCCCACTTCTCCCAGATGTGAGCTTCATCAATGTGCTTGCCATCCTCTGAAGTATCAGTAAGGTCTCTGAGCTTCGCAGCAAAGTCAAAGATAAAGAGTGCCATGTCAAGAGACTTGATGCACCTGAAGTGTTCAATTGCATCATCTGAATCATCCAGATTAAAGGTTAGTGTTGCTTTCATTTTTGTATTTTCTTGAGTGAATGTAGGTGACCTATGTGTTTTACAAAGCCCCGGCATAAGGTGAAGCCAATGTAGCCAGCCTCATAGTACTTCTTATTGAATTGCTTCTCTGCATAGGCATGGTCATTATGTCTCCATTCGCAGAAGCTGCTGAACTTACCCATAGCCTTATAATCAGCCAGCCTGCGAAGACCAGGATTCCAGGTCATGCCATGCCAATCTCCCTTATACCTCTGGGCAAGCTGCTGATACCTGACTGCCTGCTTTGTGAGCTTAATGCCAGCTATGACAGTGTGATTATTGCGGTCTTGTGGGTGTCTTATCCAGACACATGCAGCCTTAGGCTCAGCCTCAAGGACAGACTTAGAGTTTGCGATAAAGCCATCGTGGAAGAACTCCCAGTCATCTTCGCAGTGGAAGATGTAAGGTGTCTGAACCTTAGAGTATAGAGTATCTATGGCATGCACTTGTCCTGCCCGATTACTCAATGACCATTCAGCCATGATCTGCCAATGCCTCATCAGGAAGCGGTCTAGTTCTTTACCTATAACAGCATCAATTGCTCCGCTATCATCGTGAATCAGGAAGGCTGCCGGAGGCTGACCATCCCAATAGGTAACCAAACTGCTGATGGTTTTCTCAAGTAAATCCCACCTACCACAGCTGGTCAGGCAGACGGTTACATCTCTATTTGACATAGTTAATTAGTTTGATTGCTAGCATGGTAATTAGTGCTGCATAGATCAGCCAAAAGGTAGACTGGAAGGCTGCTTCTTTAATGTTAATCTTCATAAGGAAGGAAGTATGAGTTGTCTATCAAAGTTAAGCAAGTCTGAGGCTCAAAAACCTGATGCCTTTTTTCTCCCCATGCCTCATGCTGATTGTTGTACTGCATGGGTGACAGCTCAACACCATAGATGATGAAGTTCATCTGGTCAGTCTCTAATAGGTAGCTCATGTTGTAGATGTCTCTGCCATCCTCATGCCAGAGGAAGTAGATGCTTACCTTACCACCATAGAGGTAGATGGCTGTCTGGATGGTCTTAATGTCTGAGGTCTTGCAATCTACATAGACTTTGCCGACCTCTGTTCTGACTTTTACTGATTCAAAATTCATAGATATATTGGTTAGATTTGTGTGCAATAAACACAGAGAAAATATATCTGCAAAAATATTTTTAAATAATTATGCCAGTCTATGACTCTACTTCTGCATTCTTGAGGCAACAGTTCAAGAACTTCGCCAATGCCTCTAAGGCTGACAAGGTGCTGAGAGCTGCTGCCCTTTATGCTGCCCCGGCAGTTCAGTCTAGAGTGCAGCAGGATGGGGAAAAGTCTGATGGCTCTGAGCTGCCTCCTTATGACTCAGGCAAGTCATTCAGCACTAGCAGCCCTATAGGTAAGAAGTTCGGTGACATAGCTAATAAGAAGCAGAAGAAAGCCTTTGGCAATAGTGACTCATTCGGCAGTTATAAAGAGTACAGGGAAAAGCTGGGCAGGCAAGTAGCCTACATGGACTTGACCTTAACCGGAGACATGTGGGCAGCCTGGAGACCTGTGCCAATAAGTGACAATGCCTATGGGGTTACCTTTGTCAGCACCGAACAAGCGAAGATAGCAGGCTACTTGGAGCAGAGATTCGGTGCTATTTTTGAGCTTTCAGATGAAGAGCTTGACCAAAGTTTGAAAATTATCAATAGGCTGGCAATTCAATACTTGAGCAAATGAAGGTAACTAAGATCACCGTAGAGAGCGCATTGAAGGACTTGTGCCAGAACCTGGCAGGCACATTCAATGGCAACACTATGCTCAACTATGGTGAGTCTGTTGAGAGCATTCTGGAGGGCAGTGCTGGTAACTATGTAACCAAGGATGGGCAGACCTATTGTGCTGTCAATGATACCTACCCACTGGTAGTGTTCTACCTCCGGGAGTCAGCATCAGTAGAGGCAGCCCCTGCCGGAGGCAGAGCTAATAGTCTCCTGAGAACAGTCAACTTCAAGCTCATTGCTAATTCAATGTATGAGAATGCTGAGTTCGGCATTACTTCAATAATTAATCGCACTAAAGGCATAACCTATGCAGGCACAGACTACAACAGTAAAGCAATCGCAAGCCAATACTTCGGACTTGCGGAGCGAAACTTTGAGACCTACTTCTTCGCAATCGACTTTTCGGTCACCGAAAGGATCAGCTGTGAAGTTGCCTGTTGATGCTATCTACTACATAAGTCTGCCCAAGGCCAGCCAGAGGAGAAACAGATTGTTTCAGACCATCAGGCACATTATTGATAAGCATGGCAATGGTCCAGAGTGGCACAAGGCTAATGATGGCAATAAGCCTGGGCATGTAGTAGACAATAGTCTAAAGAAGTCTAAGAAGAGACCTAACATGTCTCTGGGAGAGATAGGCTG